ACTCGATACCCGTATCGCTGTCCATCCAACGATTGCCGCTAGTGATGCCAGTTGCGGGTGGTGTGGCTCCATAGTTGAAATCGTTGGACTCTATTTTTATGGTGTTGGTGCTGGCGTTGGTGCGTAACGTTACGTTGTAGCCTGCTTCGAGTGTGAGCGTTTCGGCTGCAAAACCAACTGCAGTCAACCCACTTTGTCCGGTTGGATTGAATGCTCCAGTTACACCGACAAATTTAAACGCTTCGCCAACACCACCGCCACTTGATACCAACGAACCACGATCTTTGAAATATTTTTCAAACGCACGCGTATCAATTTTTAAAAACTTTTTGGGTTTGTCGTAAACTAGCGGATATGCGACATCCAAAAGCCCACTTTCTCCAGCGACACCTTGAGGACCCACTTCACCGCGTTCGCCTTGAGGACCTTGTGTTCCTTGTAAACCTTGTGGACCAATAGGACCTTGTTCGCCTTTTAGTCCTTGTTCGCCGCGTTCGCCTTGAGGACCCACTTCACCACGTTCGCCTTGAGGACCAACTTCACCTTGTGGACCCGCAGGACCCGCTTCACCACGTTCGCCTTGAGGACCAACTTCACCTTGTGGACCCGCAGGACCCTGTTCACCACGTTCGCCTTGAGGACCAACTTCACCTTGTGGACCCGCAGGACCCTGTTCACCTTTTAGTCCTTGTTCGCCGCGTTCGCCTTGAGGACCCACTTCACCACGTTCGCCACGTTCGCCACGATCACCTTTTGGTCCTTGTGGTCCTTGTGAACCAGCAACGCCTTGATCGCCGCGCGGACCGATCGGACCAACAGGGCCAATTTTACCTTGAATTCCTTGTGCACCTGCAGGTCCACGTTCGCCTTGTGGTCCTTGTGGACCTATGGGACCTTGAACAATCGAAACACTTTCTTTGATTTCAGTTTTTATAGAAGGCAGAGAAAAGTATTCAACAATTTTTTCGGGTGAACCATAGAAAGCAGTGGATTCGCCATATTTGTCGATGGTGTACAAACACGCATCGCCTTCATCGAGACGATACTCGGTCGGAAAAACACATTCTTTTTGATCTACAATTTGAAACCAACAATCGCCGCTGTAATTTGCAAGCGGTTTGCGAAGACGACACCGAAACGAGTCGTTGATTGCGTCAGCCATTCAAGAAATTATTCCAATTTTTTGAATATTTCAAATCGTATTCGGTCAATGGATACGATACGAGATTGTTTTTACCGAAATGATATTTTATTTCTTCGTTTATTGCAATTTCAACACCATAAAATGATGTTTTTTTGCCGCAAAAAGCAGAAACTATTTCTTGAAATTTGCTGATGCTAGCTTCTTCACCGAGAACTTTTACACCTTCGCTTGTTAAAGTTTTTATTGATGAACCGTTGCTGTAAATAGCATCAAAATTTTCGAGTTTGTAAAATGCATCGCTCACCATTTCTCGAAAATCTTGCGAACGTGTGTGAGGTTTTTTGACAAGCGCATATACTCTACCGTGATTGCGCTTGTTTCCAACAGCAATTGGATACAAACTTGTTCGTTGTTCTTGAAAATATTCACGAATTGTTTCGTTTTCGCGGCGTCCACCTAAATTTCTAGGAACTACAATACAATATTCAATGTTTGAACGTTCAAAAAGTAATTTTTCAAGACACGTGAACGATAAAACGGTTGCATCCGAATCGATCCAATCGGGAACATGCGGTTCGCCCAAGTATTTTTTGAATGGTATCATAGTAATTGCTCCTGCGCATGTTATTTAGTCACTTCGGGATCGACCGTAATGGTTCCTTGCAATTGTCGCACAACTTTTCCAGTTGGATATTCCAATTCAATATCGTAAACGTATCTTCCAGGTTTTAGTGCTGCGGTGCTTGTGGCACCCAAACTAAAAGTAATGTTGCCTGTAGCTCCAGTTACACCCGCAACAAACGACGTGCTTGTGAGCGAATAGTAACTGCGTCGCAATTGACCGCTAGCGGTGTATCCGCTACCAGCTGTTATTGCGAGCGCAGTTCCAGTTTCGTCGGTTGCAGTTATCGAATAACTGAAAGTGCTTCCTTGATCGATGAAAATGTTTTTTGTTGTTGCCATTTGATTGCTTATGTGCGTGAATATCTAGGTCCTGTATAATCGTTATATCTATGGAAAGTAGTTTCAATGTTAAATATATTTTCTGGTTGTATAAATCTTGAAGAGTTAATGGGACCAGTTTGTTCTATAGTTTTGTCAAAATAGTCTTCTACACCTGAATTATCACCCTTGATAGGATGCCACAAATTTCCAGCGTTATCTTGAGCAGTGAATGCAGCATTACTTGGATTTGTATTTTGTAAAGGCTCTGTTATCAGTTCGTAAGGATCCGTTTGATTTGTTGTTATTGACGTTGTGTAAGCTATTCTTAATTGTATTTTGTTGGACCACCCAGACCAAATATTGTTATATGTATAATCTATATTATTGTTGTTGTCACCAGTAATGCTACTATTTTTGAAAATATGTCGTTTATCCCATAGTGGTTGTGTATGATTTGGTTTGATTCTAACCATCACAAATCCTCTTTTATCTCGATGTGCGAAATTGTTTAAACGGTACGCAAAATCGTAAGTTTTATAAGATTCAACATCAGTCCCGAGGCTTTCTACTACATTGTTCCATATTAAACGTTTAGATTCTGGAAAAATATCACCAGGACTATACTTTGGTTCTTGTGTTCTCCAATAATAAGTTCCTTTGCTTATTACATTATAATCGCTGCCTGTTTTACCTACACTTTGAAAATCTTGAGCTGAACCAGTAACCATTAATTTTGGTGTTCCTAAAAATCCTTTAAGAGGAGCATTTAGTAAAGCATCTTGTAAACTATAGAATGGTCCTGCTGCTGTTAAACTGTTAGGATATATTTGTCCTCGCTCGAATCTAATTTCAAATGGTCTAGTTACAGTTGGGAATCTAGGTACCCATCCTGATGTGATATTGTCAATATATGTTCTATTTTCATCATACATGTCAAATTGATTCATATTATGAATTTTAATTATTGCATAATCCCAGTCTTGCAAATCAGTAGGTGGTTCAATAGTTACACAATTGTCATGTTCTTCCGCATATTCTAAAACATATTCTTTGTTTATTTTAGTAAAGTTGTGCACTATTGTATATGGATTATATACGCCATTAACAAAGCCACCAAGACCTTGATAGAAACCAGCAGTGCTTTGCAACGGACCAAAACCAAAAGATGGATTTCCTGGAGCCCAACCAAAACTAAGCCCATAATCGCCACCATTTCTATATGGTTCATCTACTTTAAATTGATAGAATGGCCCAAGACCCATTGTTCGAGTATAACTATCATATGCGTAAATATGTTTTGGTCGTATATCTTCACATGAATTCGGAGAATCGGTATTACTTCCAGATGTATTGAAAGTTCTATTTACAGTAAAATCTGAATTAGTATTAAAGGCACTCAAAGTTCCTGCAATACTATCGTTATTTTTAAAGCTACTATTTCCCATTCTATTCATAATAGCTATTTGTTGATTCAAATTGTAAGTAGTTCGCTGAAGATATTGCTTGTTGACAGCTTGATGATTCAAAGTTGGAAATGTGAGACCATTTATGGTTCCCAAATACTTGCCTTGACTGTATGTTGGATCCGCATCGTTTATAAAAGACAATTGCGGCGATGATTTTCCTGTGCCACCTTCGTTGCCTGCTATTGTAACGGTGCTAGTCATCGGATCAACTGCAAAAGTTACAGTGCTGTGTCCAGTTCTGTTTCCTTGATTGGTTAATCCGTCGCCAAAAACTGTAAAATCGCCAAAAACGTAAGTTTGAAGTTGACTGTCGATAGTGCCTGCTTCGTTTCCGCGATCGTATCGTGCTTTGATAATAGCTGTACCTAACGGATCTATACCTACTATACCGTTACGCGTTGTAACTGCTGTTGAATCGTGACGAACAGCCCAATCATTGTAGTAATCGGTATTTTTTATGGTCTTGTCGCTAGTGTCCGAATAATATTTGGAAACACCGTGACTATCACCTGTTATGTTAGCAGTTAAACTAAGACCTACGATTGTTCCGATTGCAGATCCACCCGATACTCCATTCACAAAACTGAGAACTGGTTGAGGGCGAGTCAATGTGAGTGAACTGCCTGTACCACCAACAATTGTAACAGTGCTTATGTTTGGACGTACAAGGAAAGTTTCACCATATCTTGCTGCGCTAGTGAATCCTTCGGTTGTAAGACCATTAGCATACACATAGAAATCGCCACGAACTGTGACTTCTGTGTTTGAGCCGCCATTTTGAAGTGGTGTTTGATCGGCGTAAACACTCAAAATTGTTCGTTGCTGTTTGTTGGTTCCAGCTACACCCGTTGCTGCTATAACATTAAATGAATTTGAGGGTATGGTTTCGCTTATTGCATTGTTTGAAGCGGCTGTTAATGTAAATACTGGATAATTTAAACGATGATAACGATCGTCGTGATGGTGACCTGTTAATATCAAAGCATCGGTGTGTGGTTTTGCACGAATAATGTAATGCAATACCATGTATGGTGTATGCAAATCGATTGCTTTGTTGGCAACAGTGCTTGAAGATGTAACATTACCTACCGTTTGAATTACGGTTTGTGCACCACCTGGAGTGTGAGTTTGCGTTGTTGTATTGTGCGTGTGATTTGGTATTTGATTGATATCAAGATTGACATTTTCATTTCCACCATATTCACCAAATGTGTGTGCGCTCAAGCCAGCACTAGAATTGAAGCTTAAATAGTAATTTGAATCGCCTGTGTTGCCACCCATGGCCACGCGCGAACGCATGTCGGGAACAAAGAAAATTCTATAATCGTTTGCATCGGTTACACCAACAGCATTGTAAGTTCCAGCTAAAACCTGTAAAGTTGCAAATGTTGTTGGATCGGTGAATGTTATTTCGCTTGTTGAAGAAGTTACTGTTCCAACACGAACCGAGTATTCACTTCCTGTAGCTACATTTTTAAAACGAAGAACGTCTCCAATTTCAATATTTCTTGTTCCGCCTGAAATTATACCAACCGAATTGGTGGATGTTCCAGTTGCGGCTGTGACGGTTATTCTAGCATTGAAATTGGAACCTATAATTCCATAAAGGTCTGGGTAATCCACCGCACGATATTTCTTGCCATCGCACAGCAACCATTGTAAAGGAAGTTTATTTAAATCTCCGCCATATGTTTGTATTGTGCCAACAGGAACCAAACCATACAAATAAACTTGATCGGTTGGTGATTTAACTGCTACGCCAGGATAGCTCACCACATAACCACTTGTTGCACTCAAAGCCAACAACAAAGGTCTACGAACCTGTCCAACAGCTACTCGCGTTGCTGTTGAATAGTCGGGGTCGCTTGTCCATTTTCCTCGCGAGTTAGCCGATGCGCCCAAGAAATACAACACACCAGCTGTTAAAGTTGTGCCTTCGAGCGTCATCAAAGAACCGTTCAAATTATCGATTCTTCCTTTGTGTGTGACAGTAAATTCGCTCGAAGAGTGAACTGCCGACACAACACCAATCAATTCTGCATTTTCTGGAGTTGTGGCTAAAGCTGATGTGAATCCTCCACCTTCAACAATTCTAACAGCAAGTCCTGCTGTTAAATTGTGATTTGCTTGAGTGTATCTGCGACGAACAGCATCAGCATTTAAAAATTCTCCATCAACTTTTGCATACTGATCGGCAACTGGTATAGTATAAGGAGCTGCAACTGTGCTAGCGTGCGCACCATCAACCATATCAGCATTCAAATATTTTGCATAATTTGTGGTTGTTATGCCAGCATAAGTTGTACCACTTGCACCTGGAGTGATCAAAAAGCTTGTTGTGAGTCCAGTAACCCCTGCAGCACCAACAGAAACTTCAAGAATGTTTGTGGAATTTTTCTTGCTGATGCGCCAAGAACCGCCAGTAAAGTTTAAAGGAGTTACTGTTGAATCGGTTTGTGCAAAATAAACTTCGGCATCTTTGTTGTTTTCAGCAGCAAATATAAATTGCGACTGATCAATTCCCGTGTAACCAAACGAACGATACACACGCGAAATTATAGCATTTGTATCACCATTAACGCCTAAATTTGTACTCGCCTGCCAACTGTCGTAATATTGTCCCGTGTCGTTGTCGGTCCATATCCAAAGCAACGATTTGTCGCCTTCGCTACCTTTGAGAACAATACCACCTTCATCGAGTGCAACATTAGAAAGGAACGAATTAGTTATACCATTGTTTTGATTGAATTCGTAACGAGTTGAACCGTTCGAAAATAAACTTATGTAACCAGTTGCACCAACGTCTTCTGCTCCATATGGATCTTGAAAAAGAGAACCAAGAAGTAAAGTGCCTGTTGGTCCAGTTACAGTAGAAGCAAACGATTGAAGTTTTCCATAAAACGAAGCTGTTACTGTACTAGCATCTGTGAAATAATAAGCCGTAGCTCCTAAATTTCCTGCGGTAAATGATCCAGAAGTAACACCAGTCATTCCGAGAATAACTGCTTGTTGATAACCAATTTCAATTTGTTTATCTTCAATTCTGAGATTGTTGGATGCAATAAAGTCTTGCGCACCCAAAGTAGAAAGATTTCCTTTGATAACAACGTTACCGCTGATCGTCAATATGTCCATTTCCACTTCGGGTGGAAGCATATGACGGGCTTTTACACTTTTTGATGTTCCTCGAGGACCTGTAGTAACATCACTAATATCATTTACGATATATTCGTCATTGGACGCAACACGGCTCGAACTGCTAGCCGTACCACCGCCAGTTAAAGTTCTACCATATGTTTGATAATTGCTGAAATCAACAATGCTTCGCGATTGACCGCTTATGCTTTCGTAACCAACACCAGGACCTGGATTTACGCCTAAAGTTATAACACCGTTGTAATTACCAGCCACCTCGCCAGTATATTTGGCTAAACCTGCACCTGTTTCGTAAGCCGTGGATCCAGCGCCAACGTCTACATCATAAACTTGAAGTGGATTGACGCTATCAACCAATTGATTGGTACGATTCAACCAAGTGTTGAACGTATCGGTAAGTACAAGCGTTTCAAGATTTATTAAGTCACCAGTCGTTGGCATTTTTGAAAATTCCTTTAAATTTATCTTTATTTATTTATTCTATACCAATCCAGTTGTTGTCGTATCGAATGTAAAGTTTTCCTGAATCAATATTTACATTGTACCAAAAACTACCCTGTACGGCAGCGTTTGGAGCACTACCAGAAACATATATTTCAGGAAATGTTGTCGGCTCGGTAAATGGTACATCTGGGTCTGCTGTTCTAGTTTGCATATCATTAAAAAAATTATTAAAACTTATTTCCATGTTACAAAACTCTTCCGATATCAGAAGCACCAATACCTTGAGGGTTCAAATCAATACGAGGAGCTACCCAAACCATATTTCCTCGACTCACAACTGCGCTACCACCACCAGCATCAACGCTGTATCTACCATCGACTCGCAAGTAATAATCACCCTTTACCCACATGCTAACGTCACCGTCGATTTCAACATTAACGTTTCCGCCAACTTTTTGATTGTGGTCTTTTCCTATATTTTCAGTTTTTTTACCGCGTATAAGAACTCGATTGTCATCGTATACAATTTCATATTTTTCCGAAACGATTTTTTTCATGGTGGAACCGTCGGGATGTATTTCTTCAAAAGTTCCAGATTTATGATAAGTTTGTATGCGTTCGTTTTTTGGAGTATCATCAAATTCTTGAATGTGACCGCTTTCGGTTTGCATCACGTGGTTTTTAGGATATTCTGCTTTGTAAGGAACTTCTGGTTCGCTCCAACTGTCGCGATTCAAAGCACCGACTACCGACTTTATGCGGCTGTCGCGTTTCTTTTTTACAATTGTTTGATCGATTTTTTCGTTGCGCGCCAAACGGCTTAAATCTGATTCGTTCAGATGTGTTTTTAATGGATATTTTTTAGAAGGATCTTTGAAACCATCACCAATACTTACATCTTGTTTTTTGGGTATTCCTGGTATCGAACCAAAAACTATGGGAAGTTGGTAATATTCTGGATCTCTGAAAAAACCAACAACCCAAGAACCAGGTAACAACCCCGTTGGAGAAGTTCCAACTTCACTCAAACTCGCACTTGTAACGGGTTGTATACATACTGCCCATGGAAGATGTTCGGTTGGTATTTCTTTAGTGTCTGCATTGTGAAATCCCATTATTCTTACACGACATCTTCCTAGTTTCAAAGGATCATTGACATCCTCGACAACACCTTGCCACCAAACAAACGAATTTCCCATAAAGTAATTGTCGCCAACACTATATGCATGCTTTTCCATAATTACCTCGTGGTTTTCGTTTCTGGATATCCAAGTTCTTGTGAATCTTTTTCAAGATACAAACGCATTTCATATTTCTGCTTTTCCATCATGTGTGTTATTCTTTTAATTATATATTTTCCAGATAAATATGGATCATATTTTATAGGTTCATTTTTTGTTGAAGGTTCTGCAGAAACGATGCGAATATCAACAGGTTCTCCAACACGACGATCCGAATCTCCAGGAACAACAGCAGAAATATTTTGATTTTTTAATTGGTTAAAATATGCATTTCTTTTTAAAATAATATCTTGTAAATCATCGTTTCTTTCAATTTTATCAAAAGTATAAGATTGTCTTGGATACATTCTAAAATGCGCATCACTTTTTTTACTGAATGTATCATTTGCTTCAGGTAATATTCCAAAATCATTTAAACGGTTGAATTTAAAAAAATCGTTATTGTATGCAAATTTCACTAAATCAATAGTTTTATATGTTGTATCATGTATTAACATCGAAGAAGCGAACAATCCATTTTTTATGTTTTTAATTGTATTAAATATATTATCTTGATCGTATTCAGATATTCTATAAAAATCTTTTTCAAGATCACGATACACTTCTGGTTTATCGCTCACTGAAATGTTTCTAGGATACCATGTATAAACAATGTCTGGCTTTTTACGTGCATATAGATTGAATGGGTGAAAATAAAAACCATCCAAATCTTCATAAAAAATGTATGTTGGATCACCCTCTTTTGCACGGCTCAAAGAACAAATCATATCAATTGCTTCAAATGGACTCATATACGGCAACACTAAATTTTTCTTGGATAAAGTGTTTGCTACCGTTAATTTTTTGGAAGATTTTAACTTATTTTTAAATATTTTTTCAACCATTTCATGATGATACATTTCTTTGAAAGATAAAGAAATTTTTTGTTTGTGAGATTCGATCAATTCTTCAGATATAAAATGGATATAGTACAAACTAGACTTTTTAGTTGTTTCGTCATCTTTTTTATTATCTATTTTATAACAGAAAAAAGTTTTCTTTATTTCTTTACGACTTGCAGTATTGAAAACGATTGTTAATTTTTCGTTTCCTATTAACGGTACGTGACGTATTAAATTTATATTGTCTACTACAACAATATGACCCGACAAACACAAAGCATCCATCGATTCGTGAATTATCAATTCAAAAATGTTGTTAGAAATATCAACTTCTAAACCATTATAGGATTGTATCAAAACCGACTTTAAAAGATAGTCGGTTGGGTGTAACATTTTATCTTTTTTATCTAGTGAGCTCATTGAAATATTGTTTCAAAATTTGCGATTATGGTTGGAATGTATTCTATTTTTAAGATTTTTATTTGTCGTTTCTTTTCGTTCTGATTGCTTTCGTATTTTGCGTTTGTCACGGCATTTCCTTGAAAATCATTAATATATTTATTCAATATAAAATCGTTTGTTCCGTTTATACCGATAGTTTCTGTTGTAGGTATGCCTGCATCGTTCAAATAATAGATACTCTTTTTTGAATAAATTTTATGATCATCGTATTCATAGTAATTTATTTTTCCGTATGGATCTAATATATTATTGAAATCGTCCACAAAATGATGAACTGCTTGAGCGTTTTCTTGAACGATTTTTTTGGGTGTAACTTCAAACGAACGACCGTCTACGTTTTTAGACACACACGAATATTCTTTGCTGAAAACACCCGAAGCATTATTTACTACCAATTTTCTGTATGTTGGATTCCATTCGGTTATGGTTGCAGTAATTGTTCGAGAACCTTGAGTTTGTGTTACAGTGTTTCCAACAATAAAATGAGATTTTGCTTCTGACAAACGCATTGTATTAGAATTTTGAACTCGAAATTTTGTAGCATCATCTCCAATACAATCAAAAAATATTGCTACTCCTTGATATTTATTTTCAATGTAAGAAACCAATTCTCTGTTGGACATTGGCCAATCAAAATATGGATTATAAACTTTGTTAGCCATTAAAATAATCCAATGATAATCCGAGCGACCATATACTCTATCAGCAATATGTTCGGGTTTTTCTTCGTCTTTTACAATATAATCAACATAAAATTGATCGGATCTTTCGGGCAACAAATCTACAAATCTAGCGGATGTTAAAACATTAACAACAACGTTTCGATTGTCTACGGTGGAATCAAAATTGTATATTGTTTTTTGATAATTCGTAAAAAACGACATCGTTTTCCTTTAATAGTATCCAGTGCGTGGATTGGATTTAAAGAATTCGTCGGGAGCTGTGATATCTTCGCGCGTGAGAATCTGAATTTCTTGAAATGCCAAGCTCATTTCAAATTTTACTGGAGCCTTGAATGCTCCACCAGCATTTGATTTTACAAAATCAAAGTGTGTAACCAAATGACCATTTTGGCCATAATTTACGTTCATACCCTGCAACACACAAACTTTGTATCTAGGCAAATACAAGTTTTCAATCCATCCTTGATTTTCCGTATATGTTAAATTTTCCAATATAAACGCAGTTGGAACTTTCATCATAGGAGAATCTTTGGGTCTTGATGGGTGAGAATAGTGCTTGAATGTTTGTATGATTTTTGCTGCAGAATCGATTTCTCGTTCGTTGCGAGGTTGAAAAGTAACATTTACTGTAAAATTTCTTCTTTGAACTTGATCAAAAAGAAATTCAAAATTTCTTGCGGGAGCCGAACCTAATTTACTCAAAAACAAATTTCCAATATTATTATCGCTTGCTTGAATAAGACGACTAACCGATGCTTTAACAGATTCCAACATATTTTCGCTAAATTCACCAGTGCTTCTAGCTGTTTCTATTGCATTTGCTAAGTCGGTAACCATACCAGTAGTTTCGGTTACACTCCATGTTGTTTTGTAAGTATAGTCGAGATTCGATCCGTTTGCGTAAAGATAAACTATACTTTTAACGTCATCCGGTAAAATTTCTTTGTTTATTTTTGTTTGCGAACGAGTGATAAATTTCGTGACGGCTCCAACTGCTGTAACAGCAGGAGCAACATTACCACTCAACAAACCACCAATCAAACCCACGCCAGCAGCAATCGATTGAGTTGTAACAAAATTTTTATCATTTTGTAAATTATTTAATGCTTGCTGAGTCAAACGATTGCTTCTTAATTGATCGGCTGTTTCTTGTATACTTCGAGATGTTGATCCAATATTAAAGTTTGAACTGTCAGACGCTTGAGCTTTTTGTTCTTTGCTTTCAAGATTGCTACCGAAATAATCTAAAATTGTGACCTTTAAAGCATGACGCGGCGCTTCAGGATCGATGCTGTAAGTGGAAGGACCTACATTTTCCAAAGCTTGAGGATAAAATAAAATACCTTGACCTGGCTTTTTAGTCGTTTCGTTTAACTTTTTTACAGTTTCATTTTGATTAGCATTTGTGGACGGATGCGGTGGACTAGGTGCTATATCGTTGCGTCTTGTTTGTGGCTCTGTATCATCATATGTGTAAATATCTTTCCAACTAGTTTCGGTGCCTGTTCGATCGGTATTGACGGCTCGATTGTTTTGATCTTTTTTGAAATAGGGACTACCTTCAAAAAATTTCTCTATTTCTTGTATTTGTTGTATTTCAGCACTAGTGGCTGTTCCGCTAGCACGTTTTTTCTTTAATTCAAAATATTGTTCGTTATAATATTCTACGTACCGTGGATTGTTCAATCTAGGATCGGTTGCCACTTAGTGATTCCTTATTTATATAAATAATTTCATATTTATTTATAATTATTTTTAAAGGGCTAAAAATAGCTTACAGCGGAAGATATGTTCCTGTTAACCCCAAAAAGTACCGTGGCGATCCCACGCGTATATTTTATCGTAGTTTGTGGGAAAGAAAATTTATGAAATTTTGTGATACCACTGAAAATATACTCGAATGGTCATCGGAAGAAATAGCAATAAAATATTTCAGCCCTATCGACAAACGTTATCACCGTTATTTTGTTGATTTTTGGATCAAAATACAAGAGAAGAACGGTGAAATAAAATGCAAAATGGTTGAAATCAAACCTTTTAAACAAACTCAACAACCAAAACAACCCAAACGTCAGACTAAAAGCTATTTATCGGAAGTAAAAGCATGGGTTATAAATAATCATAAATGGAAAGCTGCAGAATCTTATTGCAAAAGTAGAAATTGGGATTTTTTAGTACTCACCGAAAAGCATATTTTCAAACAAGACGATGAAAATCTCAAAAACATCTAGCGTTTCCGAACAAAAAAACATTGAAATTCCTCTTTTTAATGTTTTTTTGCAATCAAAGTCCGAACAAAATCGTTTGATGTGGTGCATTGGCGCAGAAAACGATCAAATTGCGATAGTAAATCTAAAAAAACTACCAACAAGTGTTTTGAATCGATTGTTGGAGTCTATTTTAAATAAAAAAATCAAAAAAATTGAGGATTTGTTGACCTTGGGTTTATGGAACTCGATAAAAAAACACGTTGAAACACAAAAAACCAAGCAATTGCATTCCTATAAACTTATAAAAAACGATGATTGGATGAACATTTTGAGATCTTTGGATATCGTAAAAGGAAAATAAAGTGCCTCAACCAGGTGAACCAATAACAACAACGTATCGCGATGAATTTGTAGAACGAACCGTAACGACGGTTGATGGTAAAGTTGTTTTTCAAGAAACTAAAGATGTACAAACTGGACGCATCACATTTAGACAAAAAGTAACCACAAGTCCCGAAGGACCCGACCAAAAAGATCTACCATCGAACGTATCCTCAAATTCAGTATCAAATACCGATTCCACAGTATACAGCAGATATCCCAACAGTTTGGTTGGTAAATTTCACGAACAAGCGAGAAGCATAGGATTTGCTCGAAACAATCGTTTTATTGTATTGATTCATGGTCCAGGAATTGACGTAACTTCGTTTGAAATTACTTCAAGTTCCATGGCTTCATCAATAGGTATGGGTTTAGATATCAAATCCAAACAAAGATTGGCACTAAACTGTCAAGACGCAAGTTTTCCAGCAAAAGCATTGATGACGCAAGAATCAAATATAGTGGGAAATGGTCCACTCACAACGCATGCTTATGCTGAAAACGTATCGGGTGATCTAGTTTTAAATTTTTTGACAGGCGCAGATTTTTTCGAAAGACACTATTTTGAAAGTTGGGTTCATAAAATAGTCAATCCAGGAACGCATGAAGTAGCTATGTACGATACGTATGCGTTGCCTTGGAATATCATAGTTGCACATTTGCCAACAGATTTTGGCGATTCCACTGGTGGTGCTAGTTTTGAAAACGCTGCAACAAATTTGATGGAAGCAAATGTCTCACAACAAGTCTATTATGTGAAATATCATCATGTTTATCCGATTAGAGTTTCCGAACAAGTGGTGTCAGCAACTGGTGAAGGAGCAATTCTTGGATTGTCGGTTGCATTTAAATATTTAAAATGGACCGATCCTGTTATTGAATATTTGCAACAAACGAGTTTTGCTAATGCTTCTAATGTTGAAAATAGTAGATTTTCAAAACAATTGAATAATGCGATAGATAAATTTTTTACACGAGCCAATCCAAACGATCCAAATGTCAGAAGAAATTTTGAATTGGCTCAACAAATAGGAATTTACAATCCAGAATTGATGGGTTTAACTGATCCAAGTGCAACACCTAATGATTATAAAAAAGGTCCAAAAAGTTTCCCAGGAACCAAAATAGACAATGCAAATCCATTTACTAAATTTGGAAATCGCGCGTATCAATTGGCTAAAACAAACGATCCATTTAAAACAAGACAATTATTGATAGAAAGAGGATTAGGCGATTTGAATGCTTCTAATTTTGCTGCGTTCTCACCATCAAATTCTCGTATAGGATAAAATTGATTCGAATGCTTAATCATAGAAAGGATATTGAATATGGCATTACCACAAATTGACGTACCACTTTACGATGTTCAATTGATTTCAATAGAAGGAAAAGTAACTTATCGACCATTTTTGGTAAAAGAAAAAAAGATATTGATGGCTGCATCCGAATCAAGCAATGAAGATGCTGCAATATTAGCTGTAAAACAAATAATCACAAATTGTACTTTTGGAAAATTGGATGTTGATCGTCTTGCTCTTTTTGAAATACAATACTTATTTTTAAAAATACGCAGCAAATCTATTGGTGAAGTTGCTGATTTTAAATTTAAATGTCCAAACTGCGCAGCTTATGTTCATTCTAAAATAAATTTTGATGAAATTAAAATAAATAAAAATCCAAATCATCAAAACAAAATAATGATAAACGACAGTGTTGGAATGGTATTAAAGTATCCTGGAATTTCTGTTCAGACACTGCCAAAAGATATAAAACCCGAAGATCTTGATATCAAGATCTTAATTAATTGCATAGATTATATTTTTGATCAAAATCAAATATATTATTCCAAAGACTGTACGAACCAAGAACTCGAAGGTTTTGTTGAAAACTTAACGGAAGTTCAATACAAAAAAATCGAAGAATTCTTTGAAACGATACCATCGTTATCACATTCGATAAAGTATAAATGCAAAGAATGCAATCATGTTGGTGATTATAAAGTAGATGATTTTTATAGTTTTTTCAGTTAAGCTGTATTGATGAAAGTTTATTTCAATATTATAAATTAAACTTTCAGTTAATACAGCATCACAAATATTCATTACAAGAACTAGAAAATATGATTCCTTGGGAGCGAGAAATTTACCTTAGTTTATTAAAACAGCATATTGATGAAGAAAACAAACGATATGCTCAGAAATAGGAATTTGTATGGATCAAGAATCACTCGACTCGTTAAATAAAAGTTTACAAGATTTAAAAAATGAAATTCGACAAACAAATGAAAATTTGAATAATCTTTCATCGCGTGTTGAAAAGAACAGTGATTCTATCGACAGCAACATTCAATCTCAAAACTCAGCATCGAACGAAATATCCAAAACAAATTTATTAAATAAAAATAAAAATACTAATAAACAATTTTTTGTTGCAGCCGAGGGTAATACATCAGATGCAGTGATAGCTAAAGTTTTGAATATTGGAATGAATAAACTTACAAATAGTATTAGTGGAATTTTTAAACAAAAAGATAAAAAAAGCGAAGAGGAAAAATCTGGATTTAGTATTCGCGAAACGAGCAGCATCTCTAGTATATTCTTTCAAAATCTTGAAATTTTAAAACACATTCAAAAAATAAACGAAGATGTATTGAAAAATCAAGTAGAATCAACAAATACATTAAAAAAAATATCAACGAGTGTTTCGGATACAAACAAAATAATGAAAAGTAGAGATGATGATCTTGCACGTCAAGAAGCCGAACGAGAAGCTGCAAAATCTTCTGTAAGTTATAGAACCGATGTTTTTGCACCTGAAAATAAAATGGGACCTTTAGGTTCCGAATCCGAAGGAGGAATTTTAGGTGTTGTTGGTGGTGTTGCTAGAGAATATTTACAATATAAAATATTGAGTCGTCTTCTTGGAGTCAAAGGTGCATCTTTATCTAGAATATTGGGTCGCACTCGCATAGGAAAATTAGGTAGAGCAAGTAGAGTAATACTTTCAAGAAAAGCTTTACCTGCAATTAGAAAAGTTATTAAAAACCCATTAGTTAAAGGTGGCGCTGTTGCTGCAACAGGTGCTGGTGTTGCAAAAGCTGCGGCTGGAAGTGCTGAAGCTGCTGTTAAAACTGAAACAAAAGTTGCAGAAACATTGGCAAAAGACACAGCAAAAATAAGCGAAAAATCCATAAAAAGTATAGGAACAGAGGTTGGACAGGAAGTTGGAAAACGAGTTGCAGAAAAAGCTACAGAAAAAGCAGCATTAAAAATTTTTGCGAAAAAAACGCCTTTATTAGGATTATTGTTTGGTCTTGGTTTTGCTGCTGCTAGAGCAGCGGAAGGTGACTATAAGGGAGCTAGTATGGAAGTTGCTTCAGGAGCTTTAGGTACGCTTCCTGGAGTAGGAACGGCTGCATCATTTGCTGTGGATGCTGCGATAGTAGCTAGAGATGTTCAAAAAATAAATGAAGAACACGAAGCAACCAACGACATATTGGAAAAACAAAAAGAAATCAAATTAGAAACTAAACAAATTAATGCTGAATTGATAGATCAAGAAAAAGAATCAGCAAAACAAATTAAATCTTCTGAAAATCAAGAAAATAAATCTTCATTGGATTTAGCAAAAACAATAACAGAAACGCCAATTAAAAAATCAGTATCACAAACACCACAAAAATCAAAATCAGAATTTCAATACAAGCGACAAAGAATTCTTCCAGAAGATCCTGATTTTAAAAATGGTATGTCGGTTTCTGATCGAACCGAACGATTGCGTGAAAGTCAAATTATGGGAGAAAGTGGATATAGTTTAGCAACAGAAAAAGATAATGAAGAACGAGCGTTACGAAAACAGTATGGTTATACACTCGAACAACAATTTGGTGCTCCTTCAGACCAAAAACAATCGGAAATAAAACCAATATCAGAATCAAGCCAGCAAATTGAACCTGTAAAAAGCACAAGTCCAATTGGTAAAATAAAGAGCGTTTTAGGTAAAATAGCTAAAGCTGGAAAATCATCTTCCGATAAATCAAGCTACAAGCGACAAAGAATTCTTCCAGAAGATCCTGATTTTGCAAAACTAATGACGGGAGATTTACGAGCAGAAAGACTTCGCGAAAGTCAAACCGAAGGAAAAAGCGGTTACAGTGTAGCACACGAAAAAGATCTTGAAGAAAAAGAAAGAAGAAAAAAATTCGGTTATAGTTTTGTAGAAGAATTTGGAGAATCAAAAGTATCCGAATCAAAATTAAAATACAAAAGACAAAGAATTCTTCCCGAAGATTTTGATTTTAGAAGTGGCATGACACTTAGTCAACGCGCAGAAAGATTACACGAAAGTCAAGTTACTGGAAAAAGCGGATACAGTTTAGCAAACGAACGAGACGAAGAAGAACGAGCTTTACGAAAGAAATATGGTTATACACTAGAACAAGAATTTGGTCTTCGTGCTACCGATGAAGAATTAAAGTCTATATCAAAAAATAAACCAAAACCAGAATCGGCTAAATCAACAACCGAATCAAAAACTATAGAGTCTATATCTATAAATGAACAACTTAAAGTAAATGATGTGCAAAAAGAATCTAAAAACAACAATATGATAAACAACACAACTGTAGATAACTCGACAAAAAATCTAATTACAAACGCACCTAAACGAAGAGAGTTTGAAAAAGAATCGATGCCATATAGATAAAAAAAGGGAGCCGAAAGGCTCCCTTTTTTGTTTGACTATTATTTAATTTTAATCTTCGCTAGCAAGACGCTTGAAGTAGCTGATGTTATCATCTTCTTCAATATCGGCTTCAAACGGAGGAGTATTATCGTTTGCCTTGGGTGAATCCTTCTTGCTAAACTTGCTAGCAGGATTCGAATCGGTAACGTTAGACTTTTGCTTGCCGCCAATCACTTGAGTAAATTTAGTTTGAAGTTCTTCGTAACTCTTGAACTCGCTAGCTGCGGTAAATTCAGCAAGCTTGTATTGAGTTTTCCAAAGCTTCTCAAGCTTGGCATCGTCACCATCAAACAACGCCGAAGGAGAAGCAAACTCGCTTGCGTCGTAGTTGGGGAAGTCTCCGATGGTACGAACCTTAAGCTTGAAGTTGCGACCCTTCCAAAAATCAAATGGATTGATTGGTTCTTCACCAGCAAACTGAGGTTGCATCGATTCAGTGATCTTGTCAAAGATCTTCTTGCCATAGTTGTACAAGAAAATCTTGCCTTCGTTTTCCTTGTGAGCTGGATCGCTGATCACAAGGATGTTGCTGATGTAACGAAGCTTGCGCTTGCGCGAACGAGCGAGATCTTTGTCGCTTTCGATTCCGCTGTTCCAAAGAACGCTGTTTGCTTCGCAAACGGGACACTTTTGACCGAGAGTCGTGGGACAGTTTTCGATAAACCAATCGCCACCTGGACCCTTAAAGCCGTGTGAAAAAACACGTGCCCAAGGAATGTCTTCTCCCTCGCATGCAGGGAGAAAACGAATCACTGCAAAACCATTTCCAGTCTTGTCGCGCTCGATGTTCCAAAAGCGATCGTCCTTGAACGATTCGCCACCCTTGTTCATCTTCTCGAGCTCACGGCTAAGATTTTGAACATTTGCCTGCGACTGTTTCTTCAAATTCTGAAAACTCATATATGCTCCTTATAAAAAGTTTCGTGTAAATTGTTTTGTATGTTATTATTTATGCAAGACTGTACATTTTAATTTTGTCACGCAAAATTTTAACATACCATTTTATATCGTTTACAATTACAAAAGGTTTATATTTTTTGTAGCGTTTTGACATGGTACTATACGCAACATCCCCATTCAATTTATTGTCCAAATTTTTTATAAAGTTTAAAATGTTATCGAGTATCACATAAGTTTCTGGAGTTATTTGTTTTTGCAACAACATTTTAAAAATATGCGGATGTCCATTTTGACATTTGAACATATCATCAAATTTCATATTGTTATTTTCTAAATTTTCGCAAATTCTTTCCACATCTTGTTCAAAGATATATTCGATGCTTTCTCTGCGACGACGCCAATCGCAATAAACACTTTCGGTTTCGGATGTTAAAAGATCGCCAACCCAAATGTTTTCGTTGGTTAAAAAATTTGCAACAAAAAAATTTACTATTTCATCATCTTTATATTTTTTACTAATTTTTTCAAAAAAATAACGATCTCTTCTGCTCAAAAAAGTTTGATGCTTGGCATTTACGTTTCCGTATAAAGTATAATCGTAAGTAGCACTGTTAAAGTGAGACTTTATTCCAAGATAAGTTTTGTATACGCTGAATGGGTCCATATTAAATAGGCAATTCATTTTTTTTGGGACGCAAGTTTAATTTTTGACCTTCGTAATCTACTTTTTCTTTTATAGGTTTTTCTATTAGTTTTCCAATAGTATCTGGCTCTATGTCGTGTATTTCACAAAGTGCTAATATTGCTTCTATGTAAGTACATGAATTTTTCTTTTTATAGTTTTCTATTTCTTGACTGAATTCTTTTTTATTAAATTTGAACGATGCTCCCATTGCTTGATAACCTTTCTTGTAACTTATTAAAATCGTTATTTTTCCAGTAATTTTTAATAGTATAATGCAACGACTTCAAATAATCTCGTGGATGTTTCTTAAAGGTTTGAATAGTACCATCTTCTGATGTAATCATAATAACAATTTGATTCACAGGAGTATTAGTCATTTCTTGATACATTAATGCATAGCAACTAGCTTGCTCGAAATAATTTAAGATCCATTCTTCTTTTTTTTCTTTACTTGATCCTTTAAAATCGATTATTGAAAGTTTATTTTCATAATTAGCAATACAATCTACTCTACCCGCCAAACGAAGTGTATCCGACCATAAACTAGTTTCTTGTGTAATGATATCACTGATTTTATGCAACTCGTACTGCATTTGTTTAAATAAAGATAATGTCAATAGATTTTTATTCTTATTGTACGCGTCATCGTTTTTTAAATACAATTCTATCATATTGTGAAGTTCGTTGCCTCTGTTTGAAGCGTGCTTGCTGAGTTTTTCATTGTCGGGATTTTTACGCCATTCAGCAAAAAATTTAGCTTTAGAAAAGCCTGTTACTGTCGTGACAGACGGATACCAATAATGTGGTGGTCTAGGAGATCGATAAAATCTTCCCGATTCTATTTCGGTGGATACTATTTGTTTTGCCTCGATTGGCAAAATATTGGAAGAATCAACATGATGATAATTCATGTGTACTTGCTTTGCACTTTTGTTCGATTGGATTTGTTTACCTTCGAAAGTACTTCATGCCATCCCTTGTCATGCTTTTTGACACCTATTGTAATTGGATCACAAATAGCAGGTGCACCAATAACAAGTTCCACTTTCTTTTTGTTGCATTCGGGACAACACTTTTTTGTTGGTTTGTTGCGATCGTTAACTTTTTGAAATTGTTCAAAACCGTGATTGCAAGCCGAGCAACGATAATCATACAAGGGCATTGATTCTCTCCGTTAATTTAATATGGCGATCGATCGCCGCGTCCTTCATTTTGAACTCCATGTCAACATCAATATCAATGCCATAAGCATTGAATACATTTGTGGAATAGTCGGCATGTTTACGAGGATTGGGTTGACCCGGCAAAGTTTCACTGTAGTGAAACAGTGGACGATAGCCTTTCCAAGTGGAAGCAGCCATCTGGAAAGCATCTTGAAGGTAGAGGCTGCCAGGATTGCACTTGTGATGCAAATAGTCAAACGTGATGGGCGTACCCGTACGCAGATATATGTATTTATACAAGTTTTCGACTGTCCAAACGCCTTTGTCTTCGTTCTCAACAACAAGCCTGCTACGTGCAGCGGGACTCAAGCGTTCGATGTTTGCGGCAAAACGATCCGCAATGTCTTGAATGTTGCCCTTGCTGCAATTGATATGAATGTTCATCGGCGACTCGTAACTGTTGCGTGCGCCCAACATGCTCATCACGCGAGCTTCCATATCAAGTTCACGAATCGTCTTGTCTACGGCTTGAGGATTGTCACTAGCCAAAACATTGAATTGATCAGGGTGATTGCTGATACGCAAACCACAGTCAACAAGTTGTCGCACACGCATACAAGCGGTTTCAAACGACATAGGACGATGATTGGAAGTTTCGATAATTGTGTCGAGATTGAACTTGGCTTCGGGAAGCGTAACGAGCGGAATCAAACCGCTGCTCACACGATACACCCAACCGCGTTGCATACACTCGCACGCAATCTTTTCTGTAACTTTGATGTTGTTGAGTGCACGATCAACTATGGTAGAGTGAGCCGATTCGCCAAGTTGAAAATAACGCTTGCGCGTCATGGTTTCAAACTTATAGCCTTTGTCGGCAAGACCAAGATGCATGCAACACAAACCGTATCGAATGTTGGATATCATGATGTATTGTATGCAGCTGTGAATAGAAATAAAAAAACTAGCCAAACATCAGCTAGTTTTTTTATTAAATATTTTTTTAATTATTATTGATCTTCTTCGTCGTCATCGTATTCTTCGTAGTCATCTTCGTCGATATCGTCGAAATCTTCCGAATCGTCGTATTCTACATCTTCGTCTTCAAAACCTTCTTCGTCTTCGTCGGTGTAGTATTCATCACCTTCGGAATCTTCATCATATTCTTCATCGTCAAACTCTTCAATATCTTCATCCTCAATATGTTCGTCATCATCGTAATAACTGTCTTGCATATAAAACTCCTTATAAGGAAAAGCAGGTGAAGGGGCTTGAACCCTCGACGTATAGCTTGGAAGGCTATCACTCTACCGCTGAGTTACACCTGCACATTCTATATATGTTACTTGAAAGAAATTTCACTCTTTCGCATCCAGAAAAGTTCTTCGCCCATTTCACGATCTGGAACCGCAACAAGATATTGAGGACCCCATACCTTGTCGTGTTCTACACGAACAACTTCACCATACTTCTTGATGGTTTGCTCGCTATGAACAATTACCGAACGAGTAGCGTTACGAACACCTGAAACATTAACAACATTAGCCATTTGCAAAACTCCGAATACTTGTTTGGCGGCAACACACCGTTGCACAAATATTATTTACCGAAAGTCAGGGTGATAGGATTCGAACCTACGACCTTCTGGACCCAAACCAGACGCTCTACCAAGCTGAGCTACACCCTGAGATAATGACCTTGCAGGGACTCGAACCCTGGTCTCAGCCTTGAAAGGGCTGGGTCCTGTACCGCTAGACGACAAGGCCAACAACACTACACTATATATGGCTAGAGAGAGTTTTATAGCGTGCTTTTGAAAAAATATACGGGTTGCGTAAACTATACAAACAACGGAGACAAAAATGATTTTAGTTGACATGAATCAAATCACTATTGGAGCTATCATGGCAGAATCCAAAGGCAAACCGTCTTTGAATGAGGATTTGATTCGCCATATGATTATGAACAATTTACGCACAATTCGCAACAAACAATACGCAAACTATGGTGAATTGGTAATATGCTACGATAGCCCACACAGTTGGCGCAAAAAGTTTTATCAATACTACAAGGAATCTCGCAAGCGTGAAAGAAAGGCTAGCGATTTTGATTGGTCGGCTCTTTTTGAATTACTGAACAAAATTCAAAACGAGTTGATTGAGAATCTTCCATACAAAGTTATAGCAGTTGAAAATTGTGAAGCGGATGATATTATTGCTGTGTTGAGCAAAAAGTTTTACAAAGATGAAAAAATATTAATTATTAGTTCGGATGGCGATTTTCAACAATTGCAAAAATATTCAAATATCGATCAATATAGTCCTACACTAAAAAAGATCATCAAATGTGATGATCCCTACGAATATCTTTTTGAACATATTGTTCGTGGTGATGCCTCGGATGGAGTTCCCAACATTCTTTCCGCAGACGATATTTTTGTACAAGAATCGAATCGTCAAACACCCATCAGCAAGAAAAAATATGAAAATTGGTTAAATCTTTGGCACAACAGCGGTTCCACCAATCGTGACATTAAATCAATTTCTACCGATTCAAATGTGTTATCAAACATAAATAGAAACAGTGTGTTGATTGATTTTGATTGTATTCCCGAAGAAATATCCGAAAGAATATTAAAAAAATTCGACAACATACAAGTAGCTAGTCGTGATAAAATTATGAATTATTTTATCGCTAAAGGTATGCGCCATTTGATACAACATTTATCGGAGTTTTAAATGCATCAGAAAATGATTCACGAAGTGCTTGACGAAGTGTCGAAACAAACCGACAAAAACTTAAAAATACAAATACTCAGAAAAAACAACACTCCCGCATTGCGAGAAGTTATTCGATATGTTTTTTCAAAAAATTTAAAGTTTTTTACAAATCAAGTACCAAAATATAAAATCGACAATGTTCCAGAAGGAATGAGTTTCAACAGTCTTTTCAACGAAACCAAAAGATTTTATATTCTTACCGAACAGAACACAGAATTCAGCATGACAGGAAAACACACAAACTTAAAAAGAAAAATGGAAATTTTAACGCAAATATTAGAAAACATTCATCCTAGAGAAGCAGAAGTATTGGAAAGTATGGTTCGTGGAGATTTTGATAAAAAGTATAACTTAAACAAGAAAGTGGCACAAGAAGCATTTCCTGGTCTTATTGGTGATTAAAATGAAAAATTTTTCAAGCAAAGAAGAACAAAACAAAAACCGTTCGCAACAACAAATACAAAACAACAAATCAAAAAAACATACAAAAAAGATACTAAAAAAATATACCGAATGTGTTGATATAGAAAACGAAGAAATATATTCAAATTTTGAAAAATTTAATAATCGTAATTGATAAAAAACAAGGGGCTCTTTGGAGCCCCTTGTTTTATTTACTTCGGTAAAGCTTGTCGATCTTTGCCACTATGGGCGATCGAACACAATGCTCTTCCAACATCTCAAAGAAACCAATTTCTTCAACACTTTTCAAACGATCCAGACAATCGCTCAAACCATTTCGAGTTTCACGATCTCGAAAATAAAGATCCGATTGTTCGGTATCGCCCGTCACAACCAATTTAGAATTTTCTCCGATGCGTGTAAAAATCATCCGCATTTGTTGAACCGTTGAATTTTGCATTTCATCCGCCACAACAAATGCATTCTTGAACGTAACTCCACGCATATATGCGAGTGGAAGAATCTGTATGTTTCCCTTGTCGATCAAATCGGTTATGATATTTTTACCGAGTTGTTCGATGCTGATTTCCATGAGAGGCATCATAAAAGGCGCAATCTTGTGATTGAAAT